TTAAAGAATTATCATGACACAAGACGAAGTACGACAAATCATAGCCGAAGAATTAGATAAGCGCCTTCCTCTGATGAAGAAATTCCTCACCACCGAGGAGAAAGCTCACCAATTAGGCATCAAACCCGAAACCCTTCGGCGTAAGGCTCGTAAAGGCGAGATACCATGCGAGAAGAGCGGGCTGTCGGGGAAAGCGAGATACATATTCCCAATTTGATATTTATTTTCCATACATGATTGCTGTTATCGGTTCGAGAGAATAGGTGCAGCTGGAGGCTTTATAATTAATATAGGTGTGCAGACAGCTAAAGACTGGCATCGGGGAGCGAGACCCGGCACACCACCAACTGAATGGACGGTGCAAGCCTTTTACTCACACGAGTATAAACCATAAGGAAATAGAGGCAAGGCGACTATTCTTCCGCAGTGCAGTTCTTTGGCATAATGTAACAACAAGCGCAACATATAATATACTATTATAATCTCTGGTGAGCATGGCTCTTAAATCACAGGTAACGCTGTGAGCCCCGGGTGTGTATAGCTAATTGGTAGGCTAAGGCTCTAACTTAATTATCTTGTTTCGAAAGGCAGGCCGATGATGGCGGTTCGAGTCCGCCCACACCCACGTTCAGTAAATTGTGTATAACCGTGAAGTCTTTGTTCGTGAGAATAGAGGCTTCAAACTGGAGCGGTACCATCGCCACATGGTAAGGGATGGCAAAATCGGAATACGAGTGGGTTCAAATCCCACAGCTCCACCATTTAGAATGTTCTTTATATTGAGTTGAATTGCACGGCGGTGCTTTTTGTTTTTTATAGGTTAGAAATCCTTCATTATAGGCAAATCCGCGAGGACAAGCCTTTCGGGCGCAAAAGGGTACAGCACATCTATAACAATACTGAAGCCATGTCTTTGCTGGCGGTTCGACTCCGCATGCGCCCACATTCTTTAATTTAGTATTTTGTTTTCCTCTGTCTGTTTCATAACAGGGCAGACAGGGGTTTTTACATCGAATGATAGAACTTAATCCACAACAAGAGATAATGTTGCGTATCGATGAGGAGTATGATTTCATCATGCAGAACATAGAGACCTGCTCCCTCTTGCAGTTAGAACTGCACATGCGCAAGATCCATATCTTGTCAGCTAAATACAAAGCAGTATGTACAGGATAACAAAAAAGAAAGCAAAAAAATTACAGCAAGTTGGTTCAAACGAACGCTCACGGGCAATGAAGAAAGCCGATGATGCTTTCTCGCTATATATAAGAACACGGGACGCACAAGCCTACTACGGTAAGGCTTTTAAATGTATCTCATGCGGGCGCACTCTACCCATAGAACAGGCTGATTGCGGTCATTACATCAACCGCCGCCACATGGCTTTAAGGTATTCGGAGGAAAACTGCAATGCTCAGTGTCGGCACTGCAACTGCTTCGACGAGGGTAATATCTATAACTACCGCAAAGGCTTGTATCTTAAAATAGGCGAAAAAAATCTCCTTGCTCTTGAAGCAGCAAAGAACCGCACCTGCAAGCTTTCCACCTTCGAGCTGGAGGAGATTGCTGCAACATACAAGAAACTAACCGGGCAGTTTGCCTACCAAATTAAATAGGATATGAAGAGTATTAAATTCAAACGGATTACTCTTGCCAACTTCAAGGCTTTCCGGACCTTTACAATGGCTTTCAGCGATGGAGTCACCAACATCTTCGGACGCAACGAGTCGGGCAAGACTACCATTCTTGACGCTATCATGTGGTGCTTGTTCAATAAGGACCACCTGTATAGAACAACTTTTGCCTTGAAAACGCATGATGAACAAGGTAACGATATTCCGAAACTGGAGCATTTCGTTGAACTTGTTATCGTAGTTGATGGTGTGGAACGTACATTGAAAAGGTCGCTTAAAGAGAAGTGGACTAAACCGAGAGGACAGGCTGAAACAGTATTCTCCGGCAACTATCAAGAATGTTATGTTGATGGCGAGCTCGTTTCGTCTACCAACTTCTCTGTCTTTGTCGGCACGTTCATCGAGGAAACGGTGTTCAAATGTATAACTTCGCCAACATACTTTCTTTCTCTCTCATGGCAAGAGAAGAGAAGTTTTCTGCAAAGTCTTGCCGGAGATATTTCTAAAGAGGAAATAACTGGCGGAGATAGTAAATTTGACGGATTGATTTCTGAACTCGAAAAGCAATCAATTGAAGAATACACCAAGCATCTTAAATTTCTAACAAGAGAGATCAAGAAGAAGCTTGATATGATACCCGTTCGCATTGCCGAACAGGAAAAAGCCTTACCTCAAAAGCAAGACTGGGATTCTGCCGAAGAAAAGATAAAGGAGCTCCAAGACTATATTGATAAGGTTACCGAGCGGCAGAAGTTATCCCCCGAACAGCGAAGACGCATCGATATTGACGAAAAGATAAGAAAGATGCAGAAGGTACAAGAGGAAAGAAAATCTGTTATCGAGGTGCTCTACAAGGGGAAGGTTGAGGAAGCTCGTAATGTCTATGAAAAAGCGCAAAGGGAACTGGGTAGTATTCAGAAAGATGCCCTCCCGTATCAAAACGCAATCATTGCTGCGAATAGCAGCATAACGGAGAATAAAGCAATACTCCAACGCTGCGACAAAGACACCCTGGACGTCCGCAAAAAATGGGCAGAGGTGCAAAACCGAAAGTTCTCCGCCCCCGATGTTCACGTATGCCCGACTTGTGGACAGGAACTCCCTCCTGAACAAATCGAAAAGATAATACAGAAAGCAAAAGACGACTTCAACCTAAAGAAGGCTGACGATTTGGCTGCTCTTAGGAAACTTGCTGGCGAAATTAAAAAACAGAAGACCGAGAGCGAGGATATAATAAGTTCTGGCGAAAAAACTATAAACCAGTCTGTCGAAGTCATGAATTCGTTTGAAGCCCGAAGCAAGGAACTCAAAGAGGTTAAGCCTTATCCCGAAGAGGTTTACCTTGATATGCTCCGAGCTGACAACGCATACATTGATGCCGGAAAAGCTATCGAAAAGCTAAGGGCAGAATATATGGAGGTCGCCGATATTGATGAATCAAAGGGCAAGACTGACGAAACGGATGATAAGATTGACTTGACTAAAGACAAAGAAGAGGTAAAAAGGCTTACCGCCTTGCTTGCCGAGAAACTTCAATACGAAAAGGGGTGTTCTCTTATCGATGGTATCAAGAAAGAGAACGCCGACTTGGCTCAGCAGCTTGCCGATTTGGAGCGCAGGGAAGATGTTACCATTGAATACTCCAAAAGGGCTGACAACCTACTTGAATCTCGTATCAACAAGCACTTCTCTCTTGTGAAGTGGAAGATGTTTCGCACTCTTGTTAATGGCACTCGGGAGCCATATTGCGAATGTCTTTTCAAGGGGACAGAAGCTAATGACGGACTTAACTCTGCCGGGTACATCATGGCAGGTATTGATATATGCAATGCAATTGCAAAGTTTTATCAAGTGTCAGCGCCTATCATTATAGATAACGCAGAAAGTATTAATACAGAAAATTTCATTCCTTCCGAGGGGCAGCAGATACGACTGTTCGTGTCCGAAGAAGAAACTTTAACTATAAAATAAATGGAAACAGCAGTAACTACTAAAAAAGCATTGACTCCTGCGCAACAGGCTGTCATGTCGTTCACAAACTCTGTTAACGGCAACTATGTTCAAAACCAGCTCAAACAGGTTTTAGGCAAGAACTCCGGCACATTTGCCACTTCTCTTGTCGAGGTGTTCACCAACGACACCCAACTCCAAAAGTGCGACCAGAAGAAAGTCGTACAGGAGGCTATCAAGGCTGCAACCTTGAAACTTCCGCTCAACAAGCAGTTAGGGTATGCTTACATTGTCGTTTACAACAACTGGGATAAGGTGGCAAGGAAAGCCGTTCCTACCCCTACCCTCATTCTCGGGTGGAAAGGATTGCTCCAGCTTGCACTACGTTCCGGTCAGTATCGCAACATTAATGCTGATATTGTGTACGAGGGAGAGTTGAAAGGCAAGGATAAATTGTCGGGAGCTATCGACTTGTCGGGTGATAAAACCTCTGAAAGGGTTGAGGGCTACTTTGCGCATTTTGAAACCATCAACGGCTTCAAGAAAACTCTCTTCATGTCGCTTAATGATATGGCGAACTACGCTCTCAAATACTCGCCAACATTTAAACGGAACACAGAGAAGAACCCACTTCCTTCTATTGACCAGTTGTGCGATATGGCTAACGACCAAGCTGTCAATGGACCAAGTGGAAAGATTGGATGGGAAGGTGATTTTAATTCAATGGCGATAAAAACCGTTCTTCGCCGCCTTCTCGGCAAGTATGGATATCTCTCTATCGAAATGATGAATGCTCTTTCCGAAGACGAAAGCGATACCCCTGTCGCTCAGCGTGACGAGGAAAATACCGAAGCCAAACCTGTCTTTGACGTTCAGGCGGTTGAGGAAGCGCAGGTCGAGGAGATTAAGGAAAACGTTGAAGAGTGCCCTATCTGATGAAACTTCATATTCTTGGCTCATCATCATCCGGGAATGGGTATGCTCTCATTTCCGATGATGGTGAGATTTTCCTAATCGAGGCTGGTGTCAAGGCTAAGGAAATGATTAAAGGTGTCGACTATCGAGTGAATGCCATTAGCGGGTGTGTCGTTTCCCATGCTCATGGCGATCACTCCCTCTATGCTACGGCTTATTCTAAACTTGGTATTCGTATCGGGTGTAATCAAGACGTGGCAAATAAGAAGGTCGGACTTTTATACCCGATAATCATGCAGGAAAGCAGGACTTATAGTTTCGGCTCTTTCCGTGTTACTCCTTTCGAGGTTAAGCACGATGTCCCGAACTTTGGGTTTATCGTCCACCATAAAGATATGGGAACGCTGTTATTCGCCACCGATACATATACTCTTCCTTACGAGTTCCAAAATGTTGACCATTTCCTAATCGAGGCTAATTATTCCGATGATATTCTCAAAGAGAATGTCCGTAAGGGAAAGATTGACTGCGGTCAGCGAAAACGTCTTATGGTTTCTCACATGTCTCTTGACAACTGTCTGCTCAATCTTGGCAGATGTCATGCCGAGAAAAGCAAAAACATTGTGCTCATACATCTCTCATCACGCAATTCTGATGCAGCGCAGTTTAAGACTCGCACAGCATCCCGTTTTGCGGTGCCTACTTTTATCGCTGAAAAGAATCTAACAATAAATCTATAAGATATGACTAAACAAAAAACAAAACCCGAAGAGGATTTATCAGAAGTCCAGCGCCTCCGCCACATCATAGGTGTGCAAGCTGCCCAGTATAAAGACGACTTGAAAGCTCATGAAGCTCTTATTAGCAAATACAGAAAAGAGAATGCCAACCTTAAAGCATATATCAAGGCTCTTGTGGGTAGAAACATTTTCCAGAGAATCCGCAACACTCAACCTCCATTTAATCTGTAAGCTATATGATTTACGACCTTAACGACCCTCGCGATTTCCTCGCTGCTTCTGAGGTTTTTGAAAAAGCCTGTAATGAAAAGGCGAAAATTGAGATACGTAAACCGAGGAAACAGCGTACTTCTCCGCAAAACCGCTTCTACCACTTCATGCTCCGCTACTTTGCGCTACAATATGGATGCACTGAAACTGAAGCTTCTGAGATATACATGAAACGACAGGCATGTCCTCAAATCTTCAAACGGACAAAGGTCAATAGATTGGGCAAGGAAATCAAGACCTTCCGTTCGTCTGCCGACCTCTCGTCTTCTGAAATGTCCTCGGCTATCCGCAATTTTATGGCGTGGGCTTCCATTGGCGGCATTGAAATCCCCGATCCCGACGATACCGTTAGTATAAAATGGTGTGAACGGGAGATTGAACGTAATGAATCTATGATTTAAAAATTACAGGAATATGAAGAATATAGAAAACCTCACTCCGGTAGAGCGCCTTAAAGAAGGCAGCAGATATTTCATTAAAGGTGTAGCCAATATCGGCTATGCTTTGTGTTCCATGTTTAACTCCAGCGTCAAGCGTTACCCATATTTTTATGTGTTGGGAACCTTGGTCTTCTCTATCGTTACAAGTATCGTACTTATTGGACAAGCCCGTTCCGAGCGTGATGCTTTGAATAAAAAGAATTATGAGCTGCAACAAAAGCTCGACACCGCACAGATGATTAACGAAGCTAAGGAGGAGCAAGCGCATGCCTACTGCATCAATTGAAATTCCACCGATGCCGGAGAGAACGGGTGTTACTTTCTCCACCACAACCAAGCAGCAGCTTTGCAAGCGTATTGAATATAACATGGCTATTGATAAAGTGGCTCGTGCGATAGCGGCAAAACGCAACATGTCTACTATCATATACTGTATCAACGATCTTGCCGGGTTCGCTCTTTTTGACGCATATAATTCTCTGCGCCAGTCTCCTTTGTACAAAAGGGAAGTTAAGAAATGGGCAAACCTCGCAATGAAAGGGTTTAAAATGTATGAACAGTCTTTGTTTTCGGAACTTCCGGATAAAAAGCGCATACAGATATATCTTGATATGGCTGACAATTATCAGTCCGTCATGCAGCCTCATATTGATATGCTCCGGCTCTCTATCCTTGCGGTCTTGACAAGATTGAACGTGCCCCACCGCAATACCATTTCTTATATTGCCGCTGCTCAAGGCATGCTTGCCACGAGTGCAGTATGGTTTGATGATTACTTCAACTTGCAGCGTAAGGTTTACGGTGTTGACCTTCGCAAACAATACCGCTTTGCTGACTTGCAGGATATTCGGGAGAAATGGGATTTTGTTACGAGGGCTGTCGTTTCTGACGATCTGGCTAAGGAAGTCGGAATGTCTCACGACTTTCAGCTCGCTGGCGAGATTGTCGCCAAGAAGGGGCAAGACCGGAGAATGCTCAACGAATGTGCAAAAAAGGCATTTGACAAAAATAATCTCGACCCGGACGAGATCGCTAAAGAACTTGATCTAAATTTAAAAAAATACTTATGAGTGATTTTATGATTGGCAGCATAGACCTGTCTAAGATTGACAAGAATCTTATTAAGAGTGTTAAGATGAAGGATGGCTCTACTCATCTTTTCCTCAATGTTACTGTTACTAAGCGCAAATCGCCTTCCCAGTTCGGTGATACTCATTTCATTAGCACCGCCCCAAAGGGTACTCCTCAAGAGGAGCGCAACAAATTTATTATCGGCGACCTAAAGGAGTGGCAGGAAAAAGCTCCCGATAAGCCTACCGCCGAAGAAATTAATTCTGCGCCTTCTCTTTCTGAGGAGGAGAAGTCTGAACTTCCTTTCTAAAGTTATGAATGGAGACTTTAATGGCTACATCGTCAAGAAGATTAAAGACTTGATGCCCGATGAGAACCATGTTCCGCAGGGTGTTCTTTATTCGAGATTGAAAAATGCCGTTCAAAAAGACCTGTCGGAGAGCCTTAACTCCTTATTGGAGGAGAAGAGACTCTCTTACAGCAGAACGCTTAACGATATACTGATTAAACCAATTAAATATGATGGATTTAAATGATGCCCCTAAGAAGGCAAAAGAATATGCTCCAGACAGGAAAGACTTGCAAGAGGCTTTTATCACTGGTGCCCAATGGGTGATTAATGGGAAGTTCTATAAACAAGTCGATATTTTCATTACTGAGGAACCTGTCGGCAAAGTCCCGGCTTTTTCTGATTGGTGGAATGTTTACGACAAAAAACGTGGTCGCAAGAAATCGGAAGCAAAATGGAATAGACTTTCAGCGAGCCAAAAGATTGCCTGCATGAAAGCAACTCCGGCTTATGTTCAAGCAACAAGTGATAAGAATTACCGCAAGGATCCTCTCACGTATCTTAACGGCGAATGTTGGAACGATGAAATAATATTTAAGGGAAATGACGAATCAAGAAGGACGCAACAGCTTGCAGAAAAAGCAGCAAGAATACTTGGCGCAGAATAAATATCTGCCGCCTACTTCTCTTTCCGATGCAGTGGGGCGCAACCAAAGGGCTATCAGTTCTATACGTAAGCAAAGACCGGAAGAACTGGCGTTTTGGATTAAGAAGAAACTTATCGAGGTTTTTACTTATCTTGGCGCTTTTGGCAAAATTACAGATTATCAAGTTAAAATGCTGGCTCAGCGCATCTGTGATAAGTTCTACTACATGACACCTGCTGAGCTTGACTTTTTCTTTGTCGCTTTCACCAATGGTGAATACAGAAAGCTATACGGAGGTGATACCGTCAATCCGCAAGATATTATGATGTCTCTTTCTGAATTCGAAAAGGATTTGCTTTCTGCAAGGGGTATTGCCGAAGAGAAGCGCCAAGCCGAAGACGAAGCACGTAAGCGTGAGGAGGAAATGAAGCGCCCCCACGGTATCGAAGCTTGGAAAATCTATTGTCGTAAGAATGGGCTGGACCCAGAAACCCACACCATTCCGAATATTACTCTACATAATGTTAACGAGGAACTTTACCCACAGAAAAAATGAAAACATTACTAATTATCTTCCTGATAGCAGCAGTACTCTTTCTGTACTGCGCCCTGTCGGGAGGGAATAAAGACAAAGAATTATGAAGAACTTTATATTAAAACAGGCGAGCGTGGCAGCCGATGCAGCCATAACGACAGACATGCTCTGTCTTATCGAAGATGCAGGGTTCAAGGTGAGAACTGAAGAAGGAACCAAAGTGTATTACAGCAGCAGACTAAGGCTAAATACGGAATGTTACGACGAAGCCATACTTTCCATTTCGGGACTTACAGAGCTCATGCAGTTCATAGACCTTGTGGGCGAAGTGATAGTGGGAGTTGATACATTAACCATTTATGACGATTACGTGGAATGAATAAGCAGATATACAGATACATGTCAGGGCGTGAAAAGAATAAACTGATGCGTAAGAAAACGGTACAAAACTTAACCGAACACGCTGCATTAGGGCGTCAGTCAACCGCCATTGGCTTCTGTTTCGGACTCGGTGATTTGGAACAGGCAAAGAGGGATTTTCGCAAATTGAGAGGTATAGTAACACCGCAATTCCTACTCGTCGGTGAACCCTTTTCGGAATTTAATTTCAGAAGATGTGTAGGCATATACGTGGATTGGAAAGAGTTTGACAAGTTGCCACTTGAAGTGCAAACCAAGACACCTATAAGAGCTGAGCCGCATAGACAAGACTTTGAATTGTGTTGTACAGAATACGATTTGAAGATGTTCCGTAATTATTCGATATACGAGATTATAAACCCTATCCCCACTAAGGGGCATCCGACTAAATTTAAATTAGATTACTGGAAATGAAAAAAATAAAAGCTGTAGTACTTGCGTATCTGGAATTGAGATTGAGTTCGCTTGACGGAGAAAGTAATTACTCCGATGAAAAGATTGCCTTATACGACGCAAAATATGCGGTTCAACGCATGAATAGCAATGAAGTGATTAAGGGCTTTTTCCTCGTCAGAAAGGACTATCACAGAAAAGTAAGGGATTATATTCTAAAATACAACAAGGCAGAGTTGAAGTTTTTTGATAAAGGGTTATATAAAACCCAAAGCAACCTCGCCTATAAATGCTTAAAACTTATTGAAAAAAATGAAAATACGACAAGCAAAGAAACTCCTGATGCGCCCGTGGAATAAAATGCCTAAGAGCTGGATAATACGACTGGTAGAAAGCGGTGCTTCCTTTAGCGACCATCGCTATGAGAAAGCGGCAATAGTAATCAGAAGATGGAGAAAGAATAAATGCAAGCAGCAATAACCCTCGCCCTCGTAGCTGCATGGGCATACCACAGCTACAAGGCTATAAAACAAAACAAGTGATATGAAAGATAGAAAATATAAATTTACAGACGAGACAAAAGAAGTCTACGGAACAACCTTACATAG